AGGTAATAACGATTGTCGTGATAGATAGCCACTGAGTTAGCAATGTATGCCGTATTAATCCGCTGAATGAGGGGATTGATTGCCTCGCTCATTGGAACAGATGCCCCACGAAGATTGTAAAGGTCTTTGAAGTCAATCGAATATACACCGTTGTCTGAAAGAAAAAAGATTTGGTCACCAACTTGCACCACTGTTTTACGGGCAATACAACCCACCTCGCGGGTAATTTCTTGCACAGTAACTTCACTAAGAGCTTGGCTAACACCACGGATAAGGTGAATAGTGTTGCGGTTGAACACAATAACATTGTCCTCCGCAAACGGCTGGATGGCAACAACGTAGTCCGCGCCACCAGAGGCAATGCGGAAACCGTCTAGGATTTGGTCGTAGGTGTTCTGGTCAAGAATGTCTGAGGCAATCACCTCATCCGTAACGTTGCGGGATGTAATGGTGGGACTGCCGCTGCTGCCAGCCATTGTGTAGTAGTAGGGCATCCAAAGCCGTCTCTGGTGATAGATAGCCCACGGAGGCGCAGGCATATGGGTGAAGCCAGCCCCAGCACTTTGCGGCGACCCCATTACTACACTTGCTCCTGTTATGTCGTTGGCTGTGGCAAAGAACTTAAATGTGTTAGTCGTCACTACCGTAATAAAGAACTCCGATAAGTTATTAAGGGTAGTTGTGCCACGGTCAATAATGCGGATAGTATTGCCAACTGCCAGCCCATGAGCTGTTTCTGTAATTGTCACTACGCCATCAGCAATGGCACAATTACCAGCCGTATTAAACGTACTAGGCTGGGTGTAAGCCCCATTGGAAACAAGGGTAAACGCTGGACTGCCAACGAGCGTGCCTGTAAATTGCAGGGCTGTTAAGCCATCACGGAATAAGAAGATGTAGTTAAATGCTTGCAGCAGATTAACTTCTGAGCTAATTGTAATGCCAGCAGGATACGCAATCGTTGTGCTGCTACCATCTGAAACCTTAATGGCTTGCGCCCCATTATTTGTGGCAATGACAATGTATTCCGTATTATCTGTCGTAGGGTCTGAGAATAGACAAGAGCCATAGACAGCATTTACAATGTCATCCTCTAGTTGCGGCGACCCCACTATTGCCGTGCCGCCAATCGTCCCTGTTGCCCCTACAATCGTAATGCTGATTGATGTGCTAGTAACAACAGTGATGACGTTATTCTTATTTGGAGTTGGCGTAATGCCCGTAATTCCAGATACTTTAGCCAATGTAGCTGTGGTAAATGCATGGGCTGTTGCAAATCCAATAGTAATGACATCTCCCACCCTGCTTACGCTATTGCCAGTTTTATTGGCATACAGATAGAACGGTAGGGTGAGAGCCGTAGAATTAGTAGTGACGGCTGTGCCAAAACTTTGAACACCCATGCGCGGCTGCCACGCCCCATCAATATCCATGCGGCCATTGGTAGACAGGGCCACTTCTCCTGCCTTCAGTTGGTCGGGACGCAAGCGTGCGTTCATACGGGCAAACCCCGTATCGCCTTCCTCAAGCATTGGATTATCTAATGGGCCGTAATTGCTGAAACGAGGCATAGGCTTATATTACCTCAACAGTCCCATGCCCTGCGGCTCCAATAATTACTAGATAGCTTGTTATCTTTGCCTTTGATGCCGCCAGACCTAGCGCAATAGCTTTTCTTGCGTGCGGGGGAGGACTTCTTAATTGTCATATTAGCGTCTCCAAAACGCACAATACGTTCCTGTCCGTTCTGGCAGGCTTTAACGACGGACTTCTTGCCGCCTTGGATGTCGCGTCTAGGGCTGTTACAAGGCAAATCCCTTGGATTCATCTCAGCAAGACTTACGAGAAGTGGAATAGCTCATACGGCCACCATTAGCCGTGCCAGCCTCCATTACGCGCTTTTTAGCGGACTCGTTCTTCTCATGCTTCATCATCTGCTTCTTGCTCATGTTCTTTTCGCTTTTATACTTCATTTTAGGGGATTTGATTAATTATTGGTAGTGAGGTGGCCTTAAAGCGTCAAATGGCCTTAAAACGCACGGAAAGGGTGCTACAAGCGATTACTTGGCAGTTCTAGCCAAAGGACGGCTACCAAACCACCACATAACGGCTGTTGAAGTAGTGAATACAAAGTCGGAGATGACGGCTTCTGTGGCAGTTATACCTAGTTTATCGCCAAATATAACACAACTTAGCGTAATAATCATGGCCCAAGTGAGGCCGGGGCGGGTAAATGCCCGAAAAGCGTCTACTAACACACGGATAGCCGATACCCAGACAGGCGTGTTGGCAGGGATGTCAATGTCCTCATTGGCCTGCTGGGACGTGGTAAAAGCCGCCAGCTCACCTTCCGTCACCTTGAGCCGCGCCATGCTCTCCATCTTTCGTATCTCAATATCGGCCTCCATCCCCTTAGCCTTAACGTCAGCCCATTTCTGGAATAGGCTTAGGATGCCGCCGAGCAAGCTGCCCCCTAATGCGCTGCTGATGAAGCTAAACATATTAGTCTAGAGCAACAGGCTCGGCTTTAGGCTTCAAGGCTTCCGCAAGCTGTTCAGCGCATTTACGTATAAGCTCATGCTGCTCTGCTGTTAGAGGGGCAAGACGAGCGGCGTTATAAAGATTGTTGAGGGCTTGTTCTGTGGTCATACTCATCCATTACGTTTAATAAACCAAGCAGTCAAGGCCGAAATCACTGCCGCCAAAACCGCTACCTTTCCCCGAAGCTCGTTCTTAAAACTTTCAAGCATCGTCACGCGACCGTTTGTCTTGATGCACTGCTGCAACACTTGCTCAAGCACCTTGTCCTGCGCGTCCATGCGCGTCAGGATAGCGGATAGCTGAGCGTCAATGCTGAGAGGGTCGTAGCTCATTTGGATTCTAGGGCGGCGAGGCGTTTGCGGAGTGATTGCAGCTCGGCTACGAGGATAGGAATGAGAGCCGCATCACTACGCTGCCACTGCTTTGTAATGGTGGTGGGGTCGTCGTCGCCTACGCTAATTGCACCGATATGGGCAAAGATAGGGTCGGCGGCGTGTTCCTCTTGAGCAACAAAACCAATGACATCCTTGCCGTTGTTGTCCGAATCTTTCCAGTCAAACACGCGAGGTTTTAGCGCATCAATCAGACGGCCAGAATCCGTAAAGTCGCGGAGATTTTCTTTTAAGCGAGCGTCAGAGGTGGTGTTAAAAACAACGGCATCAGTGGTGGTGACGCGAGCAACAGAACCAATGGCAGTGCTGTTGGATTTGCGGTAAACCTCAAAAAACGCCCCGCTTGCATCAGTAGTTTCACGTATGTTTATGCCTTGGGCTACTGCGTTGCTGAACGTGCTGGTAATGCCAGTGGTGGCCGACAAAGCCCCAGTGACCGCGAGGCCAGTGGAGCTTACAATCATCCTGTCTGTTAATGAGCCGCCGTTAGTCTTAGTAGCAAATACTAACTTAAAACTACCATTAGGTGACGCATCTTCAACTTGGCTATAAATTCTTGTGGCATCAAACATGGTAGACGCACCAGAATTATTGTTCTGCCGAAACAAAATTCCAACTTTCTCGTCACCACCAGAACTTGCACCAGTTCTTTGTAATTCTAAAGCAAGTGCGTTTATGTTAGCACTTGGCGCACCAGTTCCAAGAATATCCAATAATTGGGCAGGACTCGCCGTCCCAATGCCGACGTTGCCGCTGGTCGTCGCAAAGTTGGCTCCTGTGGTGCTAGACAAAGTCCCAGTGACCGCGAGGCCAGTGGCTGTTGTATATTTTAGGCCGATAGCAGCGGCAGCTTGGTCATATAGAATAAATGCATCAGTGTTATTTCCAATAATACCGCTTTCGTGTCCAATCTGCCATTTGATAGTGCCGCCACGATTGAAGCGCATAAATGCTCCATAGCTACTCGTAGTTGCGCCATCTAATATAAGGATTGCATTCGTGCTAGCTGCTGCTGTTCCAATGGTGGCTCCTGATGCGCCTACGGTTAATGCACCCGTGGCCGACAAAGTCGTCGCCGCCACCGTGCTAGGTGTGGTCGCTCCCACGGTTCCGTTAATGTTAATTGATGCCGTTCCAGTGAGGTTGGTCACTGTGCCGCTGGCTGGCGTGCCAAGAACAGGCGCAGTCATCGTCGGACTCGTGAGCGTTTTGTTTGTCAACGTGTCTGTGGTAGCTTTACCAACTAATGTATCCGTAGCGTCTGGCAGCGTAATGACTCTGCCTGCGGTTGAGACTGCGTCAATCAATGTAACCGCGCTGGTTGCGCTCGACGAACTGCGGAAGCGAATACCTTTATTGAAATCTACGCCGTCGCTGATTGTTAAAAGCCCAGTTCCCTTCGGCTGCAAATGCAGGCCGATGTTTGCGCTTGCGCCTTCAGCAAGAACGTGAAGCGGACTTCCAACGCCAATTGCGTTTTTTATTTCTAAGTAATCCGTTGCACTTGTTATGCCTGTCAGTTTGACAGTGGCATTACCATTCGCGTCATTGATTTGGGCAATAACAGGAGTGGTGATGGTTGTGCCTGTAATGCCAGCCGTAGCATAGTCAGAGCTAACAGCAACCACTGCGCCCGTGCGACCAAATACGCTTGTTACTCCACCTGTACTAGGCGTTGATGGAGAATAGTTAATTACTTGGTCGAAGATTCCAGACATATTAGGCGTAGTTAAGTTCGCTGATTGTAAGTGTGCCGCTACCAGATACCGCTATCACCTTAGCAGCAATAGCCCATGAACGGCTCCAAATGCCAGAGTTGCCATCCTTAAAGATGTGTCCAGCCGAAGCTGTAGGTGTGCCGCCGTCAATTGTGACGCGCATATCGCACCCCTCTAAGCTCCAATAAACATGACTTGTGTCAGCATCAAGTGCCGCCACAATAAAATCAGAAGCTGTTCCCGTAACAGCTAATGTTCTATCACCCACGCCCGGAGCGGGTAACACTTGCATTGGGCCATTAACGATTCTTGAGTTAGCCATAAAATTAGCAGGTGAAGGGTGAGCCGTAGACAGTGGCATCCACTGTTGCACGGATGAATTTAGCCGCATCTGCCCTGTTAGCACTCCAGAACTCGCGGGTGTTTACAGCATAGAGATGCCCATTAGACGAGCTAGGTGTGCTGCCATCAAAGGTGACATACACCCCACCAGCTTGCACTTCAAATAGCACAAACTTTGTTTTGCCGTCATAAAATATGGAGGTAAACGGAATAGCTGCGGTACTCACTGTAATTTTCTGGAGCGTAGCACCGGGTGCGGGAAGCGGATATAAATTGACTGAAAATGTATTAGCCATGATTAGCGGGATTGACGGGAATTATAGGTTGAGATTCTGCGTTGTAAGGTGTTTACGTTACGTTGGTTTTCTGCTTTGTCTACTTCTATCATAAGATACTGCTGGGCATTGTTTTCTTCGGCCATAGCCTTGTCTACCTGTCCATCAAAGCGCAAGTAGTCTGCGTAAGTAGCATGGACAGCAAAGCGATAGAACTCTAGCGGGATGTCTGTAGATGCCGCCGTGTAAGGCCCACTCCATTCCTTGTAATAGCCCACCCAGAACGAACTATTGTTGGAGAAATTATTAATAACGTGCGCCCCATCAACATCTACATAGAACTCATACTCCACTGAGCTATTAAGATTAAGGGGATTGTCGCGGAAGATGCGGTTGAAGCTATCCACCGCTGAAATACCAGCATACACCGCAGTACCGCTGCCGCTATAGGTCTCTGTACCTGTGCCAGTGGTTAAATCATAGGTGAACACAGAAGCACTCACTTCTGTAATCTCATAATCGCCATCTGGTTCCACCGTGCCAGACAAACCAGCAATCGTCACCGTTGCACCCGTAAACATGGCGTAGGGTGCGCTTGTAGTGATAGTCACTACACTTCCACTACGAGTTGCAGTGCTTATCGTATATGTCGCCCCAGCGATTGCATCACGGCTAATCAGTCCAACCACGGCAGGACGCAGTTCTGCGCCCACAATGTAGCGCGGCCAGCTTGAAAAGCTACGATAAGCCTGATACAACCTGCGGTTCGCATTAGCCAAGATGCGCGTTTGCTCAGTGGTCGTAAAGCTGCTGTTGCCAGTGAGCGCAAGTACGTCTGCATAGAAACTTGTGTAGGTGTTGCTTTGCATTATAGTTTATTCGGAGATAGATGCGGAAATTTCTTCTGAAAATACTTCATAAAGCCCTTGGAATGAATCTCGGCGTGTCCATACTTCTGCTGCATACGGAAGAACTCCCATTCTGGAATCACCCCTACGCAACGCCCCAACCCCTGCACCTCTCTGGCCGCAACGTGTGCCTTGGCCTGTTCTGCCGCCTCAATTTCCTTCTTGTTTTCCATCTGTTTCTTCAACTCCATCCCAGTTGTGATTTCGCGGATTAACGCTCGATTAACCTCACCATCAGAGTATCTAGGTAGCTGAGTAATTATGTTCATGCACTAAAAAGGGGCATACCCTTAAAGGTATGCCCCAAGTATAGCAAGACTAGTTTGTGCTTACTTTGTCGGACACTCCATCTGCCGCCACGCGAGAACCCAGCTCCCAGCCGTGAGGTCACCTACCGTGCCATTAAACTCCATCAACATCGTTTTTGCCGATGTCGTGTTATTGGCGTAGCCATTAACAACATTGGAGGTAGTCTGCGCACCACTGTCTGTGCCAACAAAGGCATCGCCAGTGTTCCACAGAACCTGAGTAGCACCGTCAACGTCGCCGTTGTCAATGAACTCATCAGGGTCAGAACCCGTAACACCGAAGTCGATGGTAAGGTCAGTTGCGCCAGCAGGGTCTACCACTTGGTAAAGCACCGCTGTATCTACAATACCGCCCTTTAGCAACGAACCAACAGCGCGTTGATTGGCAGCACTG